AATACTAATAGTTAAAAACTTATGTTTAACTAAAGGGCCCTTAAGTTAGATGGGTCACTTTGGTTTGTTGTCAAGAGGTAAATAAAAATAAAGTTTACCCTTGTATCTTTGTTGCCATATGATATGTAGACCATACTAGCGGTTTATGACCTGAGCGTCATAGGAGAACACGATGACTGAAATATCACACCAACCCTGTCCGTTTGTAGCCTGTGGCTCGTCTGACGCCTTTGCCTACAATACAGAAGGCACTGGCTATTGTCATAGTTGCGGACAGGGCTACCCTGCCAACAGGTCACACGAAATATTTGACTGGGCAGAAGACAAGTACCCGAAGAAAGAAAGAGGAAACATGAGCGAATACATCCCGACCACAAAGACCATACCCACTACGGGTGATGGCAAGTATGTTGACATGAGGGGCATCAAAGCCTCTACTATGGAAGACTACGGTGTTATGACCTTTGATACCACACAAGAGTACAAGTACCCTAGTGGTGGCGTTAAGGTTCGTAACCTAACAGAGAAAGGGTTTTGGGCTAAGGACGGGTTCAAGGGTGACGAGTTGTTCGGTATGAACCTCTTCACCGCTGGATCATCTAAGATGTTGACCATAACTGAGGGAGAGCTAGACGCCCTCTCTGTGTCGCAGATGCTTAAGTCAGGCACCTACACTAACCCTGTGGTGTCGTTGCCCTCTGCTACCCCCTCTAAGAAGCTGTGGGAGAACTGTAGTGAATGGATCAATAGTTTTGAAAAGATCATCATTAGTGTTGACGGGGATGAAGCTGGTAATGCTATTGCCACTAAAATATCAAAGCTGTTCCCCAACAAGACTTACAGGGTGTCGCATGACAAGTACAAAGATGCTAACGAGTTTCTACAAGCAGGGGCTGGACAGGAGTTTAAGTCTGCTTGGTGGAACGCTAAGAAGTATGTTCCTGACAATGTTCTTAACACTGCTGATCAGTTCCTTAAGCTGTTTAGAGAAACTCCCGACCATCAGTTTGTGCCTACAGGTATACAATCCCTTGACGACAAAATCATGGGACTCATGCAGGGTCACTTTACCGTCATTAAAGCACCCACTGGTATCGGTAAGACAGAGGTGATGCGGTTCTTAGAATACAACCTGATACAAAAGAACGTACCATTCGCTAGTTGGCACCTAGAGGAGACAAAGCTTAGGAGCCTCTTAGGGCTTGTTAGTTACTCTTTGGGTATGAATGTGACCCGAAGAGACCTGATCGACTCACAGGGTGCCACTGAGCAAGTAGAAGCCGCTATTAAGAAGATAGCTAAGAACGAGTGTATCTACCAGTTCTTCTTAGGTGATGGTCAAGGTACTGAGGAGTTGTGTGAACAGATCAGATACTTTCGTGAGGCTTGTGATGTTCGGTATGTATTCTTTGAGCCCATCCAAGATGTAGTGTCGGGCAGGTCAGAGAGTTCTAAGGAAGAGTTGCTGTCGGACTTGTCTGTACGGTTGTCTAAGTTAGCCGCAGAGCTTAATGTGGGTATCATCACTATCGCACACACTAATGATGACGGTGATCCTAAGTATTGTAAAATGATTGGACAAAGGGCTTCGGTTATTATAGACTTGAGTCGTGATAAAGAAGCGGAGGATGATCAGGAAAGAAACACAACGACCTTGAAGGTCGAGAAAAACCGCCCATGTAGTGAAGAGGGTTACGCTGGTTCTCTTCGGTTTAACATGGATACGTTTACACTACAGGAGTTGGACTATGGATAATACAGAAGAGTACTATAACTTTAACGAGGTTTACACAGTAATAGTCCCAAAGGAGAAAGGGCCACAGGACATTATTGTTAGGCTTGGGTGTGACGATAAGTATGACCCTGCTGCTTGGACATTGCTCGGCGCCTACGGCGACACAAGTGGTGAATGGATAGATATTACAGTAGAAGAATACTGCCAAGCTATAGAGTTAGTGCAGACAATACATAGGAGATTGATATAATGCCAGAGCTAAAAGAAGACTCTAGTGAAAAAGAAGGTTGGGTTTATGTGGGTCGTAAGAAGAATGGGGAAGCTAAGTTCAGAAAGTATACTAATCAGACCCTAGAGCACGTTACAGATTATCTGGACTCAAAAGGACTAACCTACTTTGTGTACGAAGATCAGTGCTTGATATTTATTTACAAAGTGAAGGAACCAAAGACTAGACATAGCCCTCGCTATTCTTACTACTACACCACTGGGCAGTGGGGTGGAACATCGAGACGCAAACACTACCACTCAGATGGTATTGAACACTTTGTTGAAAAGTACTACAAAACTTATGACGAAGAGAAGGCATACTGGGATGCAAAAGAAGGAGAAGACACATGACTATATTTGATATTGAAACTGATGGGTTCTTGGACAAGTTAACCAAGATACACGTTGTAAGCTACAAGACACCTGACATGGTAGAGCCTGTGTCTATGTTTGACTATGATGAAATGCGTGAGTTCTTCTTAAGTCAAGACACCCTGATCGGCCACTTCATTGTTGGCTTTGATGTTCCTGCAATCGAGAAGGTCTTAGGCATTACTATTAAAGCTAAGTTGATCGACACTTTAAGCGTCAGTTGGTATCTTTCGCCAGAGAGGGCCAGTCATGGTCTTGCATCTTATGGTGAGGACTTCGGGGTGCCTAAGCCTGTAGTAGATGACTGGGACAACTTGTCGCAGGACGAGTATGCTCACCGTTGTCAGGAAGATGTAAAGATCAACTCTCGTCTGTGGTCGATACAAGACAAGAAGCTTGACCGATTATATCCGATTTCACCCGATAAGTTTAGGTTCTTAGACTATCTGACAACCAAAATGAGTACTGCTAGAGAGCAAGCTGATAACGGTTGGCGTCTTGATACAGTTAAAGCTAACGCCCTGTTAGTTGAATGGGAAGCAGCTAAGGCAGTTAAGGTCAACCAGTTGATCCAAGTTATGCCAGAGAAGCAGCACTGGGTTATGAAGCACAAGCCAGCACTGGAAAGAATGACCCTTAAAAACGGTCTACCATCTGCTGCTGCTACTAAATGGTTTGAGCTTTTGGCCGAAGCTAAGTACCCGTTGACTACAGAGAGCCTACGGGTGCTACAGAAGACTGATCCAGCTAACCCTAACTCACCGGATCAGGTGAAGGACTGGCTGTTCTCTATGGGTTGGGAGCCTTGTACGTTTAACTTCGTTAAGGAAGGTGATGGTGTCAACATGGTAGAAAGGAAGATACCACAAATCCGTAAGGATGGTGAACTGTGTGCTAGTGTTAAGCGTCTTATAGACGTCAACGAAGGTGTAGCCCTGCTAGATGGTCTTACTGTGTTGTCGCATCGTATTGGTATCATCAAGTCGTTTATCTCCTGCGAGAAAGACGGGTTCTTAAAGGCTACCATCAGTGGTCTGACCAATACGTTTAGGTTCAAGCACTCACGCCCTCTGGTTAACTTACCCTCAGTGGACAAGCCTTATGGCGAGGACATTCGTAGCTGCTTGATTGCACGGGAAGGTATGACTTTGTGTGGTGCTGATATGGTAAGCTTAGAGGATACTACTAAGCGTCACTACATGAAGCCACTTGATCCTGACTACGTTAACGAAATGTCTAAGGAAGGGTTTGACCCTCACCTTGACCTTGCTAAGTTTGCTGGTGCTGTAACACAAGAGGATATTGACAAGCACAACTCTGGTGAAGTTAGCCTCAAGGCGTTGCGTAAGAATTACAAGGTGGTCAACTACAGTGCTACATATGGCGTAGGAGCCCCTAAGCTGGCCCGTGAGACAGGTCTTACACAAACGGCAGCAGCTAACCTACTAGAAGCTTTTTGGGCCCGTAACTGGGCCGTACAGAAGGTGGCTAACCAAGCTAAGGTTAGGGAGTTGTTCGGCAAGTCTTGGATACAAAACCCTGTGTCAAAGTTCTGGCATGTTTTGCGTAGTGACAAGGACAGGTTCAGCACACTAAACCAAAGTACAGGTGTCTACTGCTTTGACACTTGGGTTAGTTACGTCAGGGGTCATGGGGTCAACATACTAGGTCAGTTCCATGACGAGATAATTGCAGAAATACCACAAGCAAAGGGGGATGAACTGGCTAAAGACCTTAAAGACTGTATGAGATATGCCAATCAGGATGTTAACCTAAACATACCATTAGGTATCGACTATTCTTTTGGTAAAAATTATGCAGAAATCCACTAAAGGGGGTTGAAAGATAGACTTTCGATCCTATATACACTAAACCTCATATAAAGGAATGTAAAATGAGTAAGGCAAAAGCAAGAGTTATTGTGATGAAGGGCTTCGTAGAGTATGCACGGGTCTTCAAAGAGAACATGGATAGCAACCCTGACTTTCACCCGACAGGTCAGTTTAATATGAACTTCTACCCAGAGACAGAAGCTGATCTGCAAATGTATTGGGATGCTGGTGTGGCAAAAGAGTTTCGGGGCCACCAACGTCTTAAAGACCCACGGTCAGGTGATGGCTATGGTATTGGTCAGTACATTCGTCTTAAGCGTGATAATGTAAACCCTGTCGCAGAGACACTGGGGGGTGCTCCGCAGGTGGTTAACTGGTCTGGTGACGAGTTGACTAAGGGTTCTAACTGGTCTTTCTCTGACGGGGAACTAGGCAACGGTACTAAGGTACAAGTTAAGGTCACTGTCTATGGTGAAGGTGATCGTACAGGACACCGCATTGATAAGATCGGTGTGATTAACTTGGTGGAGTACCAGTCAACTGTAACAGAGGATGGCTTCTAAGTGAAGCTTATCACTCTTAGCCAAGAAGCATGGGGGCCTGACGATAAACGTGAGGCTTCCTATTCATCCTCTAATGTAGAGACAATCGAGGACTTCCTAGATCATTGTCAAAACGTGGCTAGGGTTGCAGGGTTCGGAGACTTAGCTATAGGGTCCAAGGTTATGAACGGAGAGGAAACATGGTCCCAGTTTTAAAGACTATCGTGGATGGCGACATAGTGGCATACCGTGCCGCCGCACACAAAGTAGAGGTAGATGGTGTAAAACGTGAGTGTCCTGAAATAGAAGCACTAGAGTATGCTAATGCTTTTATGAAGGAGATTATTGCAGAGTGTTCGTTCTATAATGAAACTGGCGACTACTCTGTTTACCTTACAGGTAAAGGTAACTTTCGTTTCGATATTGCTAAGACTGCGGTCTACAAAGGAAACAGAAGTGACAAGCCCAAACCTAACTACTTACAGTCAGTGCGTAAGTATCTGTCTGACGAGTGGGGTGCTGTAACCTCAGAGGGTGAAGAAGCTGATGATCTAATAGCTATTGATGCTGCTAAGACAGGGTACAAAGCCTGTGTAGCTACCATTGATAAAGACATGCTACAGATCAAGGGTCTTCACTATAACCTAACTAAGAAGACCTTTACTCTGATGGATCACTTTGATGGGTTGCATTGGTTCTATAAGCAAATACTTATGGGTGATGCAGCAGACAACATCAAGGGGCTTCACAGAGTTGGTCCTGTAAAAGCAGAGGACATGCTAGTTCACTGTAATAACGAGAAGGAGTTGTATCAAACCGTGGTACACAAGTACGATGGTGACGAAGAAAGGGTATTAGAGAATGCCCGACTACTATGGCTCAGACGGACGGAAGGGGAGATATGGGAACCGCCGCATCATCGAAAGCCAAAGGCCGCTTAGGTCAGCAGGAGATAAGGGATAAGATACTAAAAGCCTTTCCAGAACTAGAACCTGACGATGTTAGGTCAACGGCTATGGGCCAACAAGGAGAGGACATACAGTTGAGCCCAAGGGCAAGAGAGCTTATCCCTATCTCTGCTGAGGTAAAGCGCAGGAAGAACTTGAAAACTATCTATGACTTTGTTGACCAAGCCAAACAGGGTGGTGAGTATGAGCCAGTAGTTTTCTTTAGGGCAGACCGACAAGAGTGGCTAGTAATAACTAAACTAGATCACTATATAGACTTAATCAAAGGATGGAAGAAATGAGTACACTACAAGAATTTACTAAGATGTTTGAAGAGATGAAACAGTCTAGTGTTGAACGGGCATATCAACTCTATGTAATTGACTACCACGTTAACCAATATGTGAACCCCGAAACCTAATGTCTGTGTACCATGATGACCATGAGTTACTTGGTGTTGTGGAAAACTTTGGGCTACTTCAACTAATGTTAGACGCAGGTTTGACTGAGGATGAAGTAGCCCTTCACTTGCACCACACGGGTTTAATAGCTGTCTCTTATACACATCTCCGAGCCC